CGTGCCATTGATAAAAGTCTTCTTCGGTCATTTCCAATATCTCGGCCAATGACCAGTGTGTGATTTTGGAAAGGACGATTATTTCTCGTCTGAGGTCGCATTTAACCCGAAAAAAGACATATAGACCCTTTGAATCTTGGTATAATCCACTTCATCCAACTCTTTGATTACAGCAGGCGATACATCACAAAGGTTCGCAAATAAACCGATTTCTTTTTCTTCATCCGTTGTTTTCATCACGGAAACTGCTAAACGGTCCTTGACCTTGCTGCGGCGCATGGTCAATTCCGTATATGTCGTTTCTTCTATTTTTACCGGATACTGTAATGTTATTTTTTCCATGTTATACCCCCAATGCTGAACGTATATCAGACAACACATCAGTACCGTTGATGTTCCGGACCATGTTATCTACATCGATTTCAATTACTCGTTGGCCACCGATTTCCAGTGAATAATATCTGCACGCAACGGTACATTTCAGGGTTGATAAATCCCCAGCTTTGAAATCTCCCATATCAATTTCAGTGAGCATACCTCGCATACTGATAACCATTGGGGTGGTGTTTCTATCGTCAACCAGCGCACCACGCAATGATATTTGGACTTTATTACCAGATACCAAGCCAAACTGTCGAAGAACATCTGGGTCATATTCAACCAGGGCAAAGTTCATTTCTATCTTTTCCATACCCATATCTATTGAGGCTGGCACATCCATTCCACCACCACGAAAGTCTTCGGTCTTGATGGTTAATTTAGGTGGTGTAACTTGGTCTGCCTTACCAGCATACCCACGACCATCTACAAATAAATTAAAGTTTTTCAAGATTTTAGTCATTGTTTCCCCCTTGGTTATTCAAAGATTTCTTCTAAGTAATCGCTGGTCAATCTGCTGCGGAATGTGATGTGTTCGGCTGGATAAGATGGTGTAAAATCAAAATCGAACATTATGTTGCCCAACTGTATGTTTTCTGGTGTGTTCAAATTCTTGTCCGCCCAACAGGTTCCATTGATGATTGCCCCAATGTTTTTCAAATAACGAAGATAGTTGTTTACACTGGCACATACGTCTTCGGTGTATGTTGTTGTAATATTGCGATCCACTGCCCAAAGATGTGCAGACAACAAACTATCGTTTATCATGTCGGCTGTGCGGCGGACAGATAAAAACCACCATTTTGAATCCGCTGTTGCTGTCCGGTTACCCCAAAGTCTATATCCGTCTTGTTGGATTACTGTGGCAACCTTGTGTTCATTCAGATAATTCGCCACACATTGGCTGTCACCAAGTGTGAAATCCACAGGTTTAGACAATCCAACAATGCCATTGATGATTTGGTTGGATGGAGACCACCAAAAACCACGATCGTTATCAGATTTTGCAATCAGACCAGCAACTCGTGCTGACAATGGTTCTTCCACGATACCAGTGTCTTTTTGAACTTTGGCCCAAGGATAAACCGCATACAAACGGGCTGATTCATATTGTGCCTGGTGGGCGGACGCATCTTCTTTGGTGCTGTTCGGGCAATCTGCTATGATGGTTGCACGTAATCTATCAGCAGCAGATATCAGTGCAGTAATTACCGCATTCTTAGTGTCACTTGTGCCAGATTGATGTGTAAAGCCCGGGGCAATCAGGATACGTGGCTGAACCCCACATTCAGATTGGGAAGCCAATAAACACTGAATGCCACGATATGTGCCATCTGAATTTACGCCCCCAACGATATCCGCTGTTGTTATTTTGCTTACGTCAAATTCTTCATCTTCGTTTTGAAATGCTGAATTGTTTTTGTCTGCTACATTGACGACCACAACGACTGCACCTGTCTGTTCAAATATCCCTTTTAAGGCTGCCGGTATGGTATATCCATCAGTATCCTCGCCAAATATAGAAATTGCATCAACCATGTTCCCAGTTATCAAGGTTGGGGTGTTAACTGGTCCCTTTGGGGCGGTGCCGACCAAACCTATTACAGATGAAGCAACGGTATTAACCGGATGTGTAGTTCCATCTAATTCAATGACCTCAATGCCATGCAAAAATTTATCTGCCATGTGTTTTCCTTTCGTTTTTAGGGTTGTTTTTATTAAAGTTTTCTTATCCTTGCAAAGCCAGGCGCACCGGCTATGACTCTGAAGGTTGTTCCACTCCAACCACAGTCTCCAGAACGTCCTCTGGTTGTGTCTTCTGGCCAGTTGTCGTTTAATCGGCCTGTCGCTGTACGTGAAGTAGCTGATGATGTGCTTTGGGATGAAGTTAGGGTTGTTGGGTTGCTTATTATGATTTGTTGCAATGCCGTTCCTGTTGACGTGATCGCACCCATTGTTCCAACGGTTCTGGTACATCCTGTAGTTGAGGTAGCACGTGTACTTGCGGCCGTTCCACCATTCGCCTGTAATGTAAGATCACCAAAGCCTGTGATTTTACTTGCTACACCAGCTCCACCAGTAACCGTTCCACCGGAAGCACTTGAGAATGTGCCTGTATTCGTTGTACCACCGTTACCAACAACGATTGAAACTGTCGCTGCGGCACTCAGTTTTGCCAAAACCTGTACAGTTCCGCCAACGCCACCTTGGGCATAGTGGAAGGCCCCGTTTGTGGTACATCTTCGTCCTGATGCACCACCACCGCCACCAATCAATGTTATTTCATAGGTCCCGGCACTTAATGCCTGGCTGTATGTTCCAGCCGTTGATGTTTCAAAAATCAAGACAGGATCACTTGAGAAAAACGGACGTGCGAGTCCACCAATTCCTATGTAACCCTTTGTCACTTTTCGGGCCATACCATTTATCCCAACATAGATTTTACTAACTTTACGTGCCATGTTACTGGCACCAATATATGCTGTTTTTGACATTTGTATTTCCTATTCATATACAAGTAAGATTTGCCCATTGGCCAAACTTGTCAGCTCACCTGGGTCGACTGTTGTGGCTTTGATGTTTCGTGTTGTGAATGCCAATGTCGGATCTGCGGTTGCAACCGTTATTGTGTCGTTCGTTTTTGCAGCTTTATTTGCCAGCGCATTGGTTACTGTTGTTGAAAAATTCGCATCATTACCAAGCGCTGTGGCCAATTCTTTCAATGTATCCAAGGCAGCCGGGGATGAATCCACCAATGCAGTTATTGCTGCGGATACCGCTGCTGTTACGAATTCTGTTGTGGCTACTTGGGTCGTATTTGTTCCAGCTGTTGCTGTCGGGGCTTTTGGGGTACCCGTAAATTCTGGCGAGGCAATATCTGCTTTAACGTCAAATTTCTGTTGTCCCGTTGCAGTAAGATTGCTCAAATCGGTATTTGCAGCACCTTGCATAATCCCACTGTGGTATGTAACTATCACGTTTTCTGCATTTGTTACACGCAATACCATACGAATGCCCAGCTCTTTAACCGTTCCCTCGGTTGATTCTGGTTTGTAGGTTGCAGGATATTTGCTAACCGCAAACAAATCCCCATCTGCATCAAAAATGCCAACTTCTCGAATCCAAAAACCACCAACCTCGCTATTCAAAGTGACCTCTGCAGCGATACTATTCGGATTTGACTTATCAACAGACACATTATTCAATTCACAACGATATTGCTCATTATGTAGCTGTGTCATTTCTTCGGTTGGTTCTAATGTGCTATTACCGATAGCCATATGGGTTAACCGTAGGGTTTCACCTGTTGGTAATGCAGCGAGCTTTGCCAATCCTGTTTTGGTTATAAATGAAAAATACTCAGACATTGTCTTCCCTTGGATATATCGTAGTTATTTCAAGATGGCCAAACGCCATCCCATATTTTGGTACCGAGTCTTCGCTTTCAATTTCAGGTAAGAAAAACTCAAGATGTGATCGCAGATTCTTGGTCTGTATAATTGCGCTGTATATCAGTTCCACATCTTCCATTGTCATGCCGACATTTTTGTATGTCGCATAAACACGAAACGTATAGGGTTCACCGCCATATTCAAACCACTCGGCCACTCGTATTCGTCCTGTTATAAAGGATTCAAGTGTGCGCTTTAAGCCTCCTACCGTACCTTTCCTTTGATGAATCTGTATGCTTTCTCGGACAATAGACCTTTGAATATCTTGCGACCAATTCGTATCCCAGACATCCACTGATACCGCCCAGGCTAGCCAGGGCAAGAATTCTATCTTGCATTGTTCTGGGTTAGCCAAATACCGCAATGCATCAACATTCAATAAAGAAAGCCGCCCAATACTGGCGGCCTCTAAATCTTTCTGCAATTGTGTTGCATTTGGTGGCAAAATGCTTTTATTCGGACTCATCGATTGTTATAAATTCCAATTTTATGCTAGTGCATTTCGGCACGTTCTTGTTCTTTTGACATATTTTTCCTTTTGTTTCCTGCTGGCATTTTACAATAAATTTAGGAACAAAGGCAATACCAATTTAGGGGGGGGAATATAGAAAACACCCATACAAGAGTATAGTACATATATGGTATGACAATAATATGGATGATACCTGTTATGTACTACCTGCTGCAATATATTGGGTGTTCAACCTTGTAACCTTGCACCCGAATGATAAGTCCATAAGGAAAACGTTCCTAAACACCGACCTAAATTTATGTTTTTGCAAGTTGTCCGACAAATGTACAAATCCACCATCAACAACGATTAATAAATCACATTCATTACACTTGGTTTTGTATGATTGGAATT